AGTTCTTCAACGACGATCAGTTCTGATACTGGTTCTGTTTCGTCAACGACAGTAAGCCGTGGGGGCGGCATACTCAGAGGCGGGGATAGACCACCCAGATATGTCAGAGATCGCACACCATTCAATGTTTCATATGGCGATTATGACACCACAGATGAAGGTCCAACTGGTTTTCAACGTCGTTTCTATGATGAGGATTATGCTCGAGGAAACGTCAATAGATCAGGTGACCGTTTAAATTTTAAACAGAAGGCTGTGGATGATATCACACGTGATATCACCTCATTCGATGGTGTTTCGAGTTTGAACCCAAAGAAACCAGATTATTGGTTTCAACGATTTATATATTCTTATTATTTCGTTGCATCATTAGTCTGGGGCACTCTTTCACTGCTTGGTGCTGGTGTCAACGTTGCATGGAATGTTGTGCAACCATTTGTTGCAGTTCATTTTGCAGCATGGTATGTTTGGCTTGAAGGGAATTTCCTTGTTTCTGGTTTGTTCTATGTGTATTCTGTGTTTGCATATCCAGCTCTGCTAATGGGGTTGCCTGTGTATACACATGCAGCGGTTGTTCTCGGTAGTTTGTGGTTCACTTTTTCTATCACTTGGCGTGTTGGAAGGAGGATCATATATGGTGTGAAATGGCAATATGCTCAGCATGTTGCTAATGGCACATCAACTGGGAGGTTTTTGATTGATCTTTTTGGTGACTTGATAATGAGTATCACTATTGGCGATGTTCTTCTAGGTGTTTCCATCACTTTTGCTGCATACTACACACTTCGTGTTAAGAGGAAAATGGATGAATATTTGAAGTCTCGAGCTGCAAAGAAAGAGGATGCAGAAAATGAGTCTGTGACTTTTGCAACAACAACTTTTCAATCTGCTTTATCAATGGCTGAGTTGGCTGGGAAAATCAACAGTCTTGATCATAAAAGAATGTATGATATTTTTACCCCAATTATGCGATTGTTAGACACTTTGTTACAGTTGTGTTACCCTGCTTTCCGTACACTTACTGCAGCTGATGCACAAGATATTATTCACCAACATGCCTCAAATTTGACTCGTGAGTATGTAGGAGATGTTTCTGGTTTTCATGGTTCACAGTCACCTGGTGACACAAGTGGCCTTGGTTATCGTTGGAGCAAATATGGTGGTTCCTCAGATGAATCGGTAGGTGAGAAAACTATTGGTGATCTCTTAGGCCGTGGGGCTAAAGATTTCATTCGTCAAGTTGCTGAGGATGAGTCAGTTTTCTCTTCATTGGCAGATGAAGGGAAGAAACTGTTGTATTCTGCACATTCATATCTTGACACACCTATTTCTTACATCATTGGTGGCTCAGTTTCTGCAGCTGCTAATGCTGTTAAGGGTTGGTGGGAAAAGTTTTTGAATGCTCTTCGTTATTTGCGCGACAATGTTTCAACTGTCGCAGTTTCACTGGCAATTGGCATTTTCATTGGAATTATAGTCATATATTTCAAGGAACGTGTCTTTTCCAGGCAACCAAGACCCGATCCTAAGAGGAAGCCTCAAGGAAAGGGCAAACGTGTGGAAGATGGTGGGGAAGGAGAATCAGATTTTTATGCTGATTTACCTCCCGATGATTACGACCAAATGATGCAAGAGTTCATCAACTCAAGGGAATACTATACCGAATTGGAAAATATGGAACGTGATTTCTTTGAGGGGTTCAATGAACGATTGGGCTTACCAGATGTTATTGATTCGCGTCATGGGCACAATTATTTTGATGAGATGACTCCCGAGGAAGCACAGTACTATGCGGAGCTTCAAGATGCAATGATTGATGCAGGTGATGCCTTAACATCGAATGATGCTCGATTAGAAGAACTTGAACGGCAGGGGAGGTACACTCCTCGATGGCAGAATGATAATAACCAGATTTACGGTCGTGACAATCGCCGTGTTGATCGTGATATGCGTTATATCAAAAGGTCATCGAGGTCCAACCGCATGAGGCGTGGTCGTCGTGAGGGTCTTGAACCTACTCCAACTGACATGAAGGTTGCTTTCCAAAAACGTATGCGTGAAAGGAAAACAAAAACTGATGATTTGAGGAGGAAACTCAAGAATCTTTACCCCACAAAAAGTTCAAAGCAAACCAAGAAATCAGAAAGTGTGTCTTCATATTCTGATGATGGCATTTATGATATCATTGGTGAAACTGAGAACAATTTGTCAAACCAAATTTCACAAATTCAACAGATTTTCGAAGAGTCGGTTCGTGGCCTAACATCTAAGATGGGAGGACTTGAAGCCACTCTGGATCAATTGAAACAGGACCAAAAGGTGCAACAGAAGGCTGATACTAAGGGTAAAACTAAAGTTAAGTCTGATGTTCCGGTGAGCGTTAACGCTACTGGCAAAGTGAATTCTCATGATAGTTCTACTTCAACGAGTAAACCAAGACAAACTGTAACGGGAAAGGCAGAGAATGTCATTGTTGATGCAAAGAGCGTTGAGGAATCAGCTTATGTGAAGAAATCTCGTGAGATGAGTCAAAAAACTCTTCAAAACAAGATTGCTGAGTTGAATTCTTTGATTAACTCAAAACTTGGACACAAGTTTGTGGTACATACAAATGGTTCTTTTGCTAATGCTAATGACAGGAAGGTTGCTGTGTTGAGGGCTCTTGAGAAGAAGTACAAGGAGATCTGTGGGAATTATGGAGGATTTTCGGAAAGTGCAAATCCAGATGATGAAAGTGTGCTTCCGAGATCGGCAACTCTAGATCCTAGTGATATGCGTACTCTGCTTGTTTTAGACAAACAGGGGGCTGTCAACATGAGTTGTGAGACTGTTGGGAATTATGTTGTTTCAGTGAACCATGGTTTTCTCGCTGACCTAGTTCCTGGGGACAAAGTCAATGTGAAGGCCTACCGAGGTGGCTTAATTCAGGATCAAGTTTTTGAACTTGTCGTTCTTGCCAAGATTCATGATGATGAACGTGGATTTAAGAACATTGTTGTGATGAGTAAACCATCAACATTAACAGCTTGGCGTACTTTACAACCAGTTTCTATGGATAACACCAAAAAGACTGTTGCAGACGGTTTTATTTGTGGTTTCCATTCTAAAGAATCTAAGGTGAAGTGTGCGTCAGGTGTTGTGTATGATGATGGGTACCATCATATTTCAACTGAAAAGGGGTGCAGCGGTTGTGCTGTTCGTGATTTGACAACACCAAAGTTCTCATACGGTGTTCATGACAAAGGTGTTGATCCAACTGGTGCAAATCAGTTTATACCTTTCACGAAGGAGGATTGTCAGATCCTAACTTCAACAGACCTTGCTAATTCAAAAAACTAGAAATCCCGGGACGGGGTGTCTACCCGTCCTGGGTTGCTTGGTGGGAAAAACTTCGACCGCCTACTAAGCAGATGACTCAATCCACTTTGACTTTAAACACTATGACTATTGGTTCTTTGCCAAAAAGAGGGAAAGTGAGATATGTTGAAGACATAGCTCTCTACCAAATTGGACAGCTGATGAGAAGGTTTGACCCTGATGGAACAAAATTTGGTCAACAGAAACTGCAGTTTTCACTGCAGAGACCGGATTTTGAGTGTGAATGGAAGCAGATTGAACTTGCTTGTTCTCAAAATTTAGATGCTCCTCCTATGCTTGATTCCAATCTCATTCAGAAAACAACAGACTTGGTGACTGACTTTCTCAGGTGCCAAGGTGTTTCTTCTAGAGTTACTGATATTGATCAGGTCTCTTATAATGAGAAAGGATCTTGTGGTTACTACTTTCGTGACATCTATCCTAACAAGAAAGCTTTTGTGTTAGACAGGGGGATAGAGAATTATTATTTGTGGTGGCGTGAAAATGCACATCGCTTAAATATACCAATTCTCTATTTAGCCGCTACTAAGTATGAATTGCTTCCCAAGGAAAAAGTTGCAGATAAGAACGTTCGTCTATTTTGTTTTGGAAATGTGTTAAATTATTTTGACAATGCCCAAGACCACCAACATTTTAATAAGTGTCTAGAACATATCAAATTTTGGTATGCGTATGGTACAGTTATGCAAAAAGGGGGTGTAGACAAATTAGTTCGTAAACTGGATCGAATTCCTGGGGCTAGGAAGTATGTGATGGGAGATTGTAGCAAATGGGATAAGAGATTTCGAACATTTCTGCTTAAAATTTGCAAGGACGTTAGGGTTCGCTTGTACAAAGGGAACGATATTGATGGATACAAACTACGTGTTGAGTACCAGTACAAGAATGAGACTTACACTTTTCTGATGCTTTCCAATGGTCAGGTTATCTTTATGATGGGTTCTCAAAAATCTGGACGTGTCAATACAACTACTGACAATTGTGTTGCTCATAATTGGATTATCTTTGCCATGGTTCTTTACCACTGTGATATTAGTGGCAACATGACTTGGATGGACATTGTTCGGTTGCTTGAATACCTTATCTACGCAGATGATCATCTTGCTGCCTTTGGGCCCGACCTGTTTTTTCTCACGAGTTTCGACAAGCGTAGTGAGTTTTATGGGTGGTGTGGCATGCAGCTGAAGCTTGAGGATGACCGTGTTCAAGATACAGTTGAAGGTATGACATTTCTCGGAGGGAAGATTATGCTTTATCATGGTTCTTATGTTCCACAGTATAATGTAGAGAAGATCCGTGCTAGTATTATTTTCTCAAAGAAAATGCTTACTGACAATGAGGAATTCGGTAAAGCTCTTTGTTTGTTACTTCTTAGTGCCTTCATTGAAGATGAAGTTTTCTATGAGACACTTGAAGCCTATACAATGTTTTGTCATTCCCAAGCAAAAGGCTGGTTGTCTTTACCAGATGATCGTATTGATGTTGATACCCTGAGGCTTGTTATGGTAGAAGTACAGGATATGAGAGTTGTGAAGGTTCCCACAAGAGATGAGGTTCGTTCCTTTTGGACCGGGCATGAGGCTGCTCTGAACGTGGTGCACTCAGGGCAGTGCACCCAAAGTAGTACGTGTTGCACGTGCTACTCTTTATGCCGGGCTCTTTTAGAGCGAATCTCAATATCTTATTGCAACTTTTTGCCAGAATAGCGAAATGGAAGTGGTTAGAAAGACGACTACTACTAGTGGACCTCAACAGCCGAGAAAGAAATCTAAAGCCAAAATGTCCACTGTCACCAAAACAGAGATCTTGCCTGGACAGGGGGGAGGCAAAATACCTAAGAACTTGTTTATCGAACGAGCCGCGGTACAAGCTAAACTCGCAAAAGCCAGACAGAAGTATGACATTAAGACCAATCAGTATTTGATGTCAATACTTGATCCCTTTGGACATAGAGGTGCTAGAATTCCTGACTTGTGTTCTTTTCCTTCTGTTCCAATTGCTATCGATTGGAAGTGCACTCTTACTCCTGGGTCTTTTCCAGGTGGGGGTGCTAACCAGGCTCTTATTTCACCTGCTCTACAAAACATGGTTGTTTCATCTTCAACTGCAAATTGGACTTTCAATGGTGGAGCGAATCCTCCCAATTACTCATCAATTACTGCTGCTTATATGGGACTTCGCCCTGTTTCTATGGGAGTCAAGTTGAAGTGGGTTGGAGCACCTTTGAATGCCACTGGTGAGATTGGTGTTATGCCTTTCTTGCCTAATTTTGACACACTACCTGTTAGCTGGGCTGACTTTCAAACTAGGCGAGGTTTTCAAGTTTTTGGTTGTCTTGAGACAATTTATATGATTTGGAAACCGTTAGATGTTACATCCTATAGGTATCAACAATCAACATTTAATGTAGTAACAACTGCTGGATTAATTGCAAATGCTTTTGTATCTGCTTTACCAACAATGATTGTTGCTCTTAATGGAGTTGATGTTAATGGCTACATGGAAATGAACATCTACGCAAATTTTGAAGGAATTCCTGCTACTGGTGTGTGGACACCCGGTGGAACTAATGCTTCGAAATCACCAGTTGACACTAGAGCTCTTGAAATTGCCCACCGAGTGATAGCTCAGGTGGACCAGGCAATTGCAACACAGAATCAGAACACACCTTCTGACGATAATGGATTTCTTGGTTTCGTTAAGAAGGCTGCAACTTTTGGTGCACAAGTATATTCGTCAGTGGAACCACTCGTTAAGCTTATTGGTG